GCCATCTTCTCTATCATTCATTCCACTTGCAAAATAAGAGCAAACTGTTACCAAATTTGGATTTGTTGGAAAGTCTAATGCGTTTAAACAAGTTAAAATATAACTTAATACTGTTTGTAAAGTATTTGTTCTATTTCCAACGCTATTAATTTCTAAAGGAATGTTTTTAAGCATCCCTAACCCATCAACGCAGTTAAAAAATAATTGCTTTCTACCAGTTGAATAAGTGATTTGTACGTTATCTGATAATACCCACCCAATCCATTCTAAATTAGCCCCTAAATATAATTTAGCTAAATACTTTCTATCATTTAAAGTAACCAAGTTTGGAATGTTAGCTAAGTCGTTAGTTACATCAATTGTAACATTTAATTGACTTGAATAAAGTGCTTCGTAAATTTCATCCGACTTTGGCAGATATTGTAGATCAATATTTATTCCATCGTATTCAATTAAACTACCAACATAGTTATCTTCTAAGATATATAAATATGCAGTTTTAGTAGTCTTTGTTGCGTATGTAATTTTATATTTATTTTGATATGCCATTATCTTCTAAAACTTAAGTTATTGTTTGCTCTTTGTGTTGCCAATACTAAATCCGAGCCTTTTAATATAAATTCTCCCAATAAACCACCGCCTTGACCAAATGAAGCAGCATTTAATAAATCAGCAGGTAATCCTACTGAACCACCTAAAGCATTTAATATTGTTTTAAATATTAATGCCTTTGCAACCATTTCTACTAATTGAACTACTATTTGTTTAAATGTTTGCTCTAATGCCGCACCAATACTTTCTCCGTTTATCAATGCTTCAAATATGTTATTAAAACCAAATGAAATAGCATCAGTTAATTCAGCAGTTAATTGCATTGTTGCATTTAATAAGTCTAATTGACCTATTGCTTCCGATGTTGCTTTTGCATTTATAATATCTTGTGATGGTTGTCCTTGAAACCCTATCCCAGCCTCCCCTAATGGAGCAATTGGACTTGGAGTTATTGTTTGAATTGGTTGTTGGAATCCAGTCGGTGCATTTGTAGTAACTCCTCCTATTTTTTGAATATTTGCCGCTGCTTTACCAGTTTCTGCTGCTAATTGTTTTGCACCATTAGTAATATTATAAAAAGGATTTGTTGCAACTGTTGTTATTACGTTTTGAACCGATGTCTTTAAGCCATCTATTGAGTTGCTTAAATTAACCGCTTCTTGTGCTGCTCCAATATATTCTTGTCTTGTTCTATTAATTATTCCTGCTTGAACGATTGAAGCATCGGTATAACCATTAGACATATTTTTGGAACGCTCTAATGTTTTGTTATATTCTTCCGCTGCTGCTAATGCCTTTTTATTTGCATTTTCTAATTTAATAGTCTTGTCTGCAATTTCATCTATATATCTTGAAGTAATTGCTTGTGCAATTAATGCTTGAGTATATAAATCAACCGCTGCTCTTGCTTGATCTGTTGTTGTAATTGTTGCAGCATAAGCACTATTTACTTTAGCTAATTCCGATATTACAAATTTTAACGCATTGGCTCTTTTATCATCCGCAATTGCTGCGTTTTCTGCTATGCCTATATAAGCTAATAATTTTAAGCCATTCTCACTTGCACTCGCTCTTGCCTTATCTAAACTTTCAGCAAATTTATCTTCCGCTTCTTTTGCTGCATCTATCCCTTTAACAAAGTTTGCAATCTTAGGTCCAAATGCTACTAATAAAGAAGATACCGCACCAATAGCTAAACCAATACCAGCTGGACCCATTAAACCTCCTGCCATTGCTTTAAACGCAGCAGATGTACTCCCAGTTTCTTTTTGTAATCTTTGGAACGACTCAACTAAAGGGTTCAAGTTGTTTGCAATACCTATAAATCCATAAGGAGCATCTTGGGCAACTCTTGACAAGTTAGTTAAAGCATTTGTAGCAGCCCCACTTGATTGTGGGATTTGCCTCATTGCGTTACCTAAATTATTGGTCGCAGTTATTGTTTGGTTTATATTCGCTACCGCTTCTTTATTGTCGGCGGTAATGGTAATTTTGAGCGTTTCTTGTGCCATCTTATTTATTTAACTCCATACATTTTTAAAGTCCTTGCTAATTGATCTTGCGTTAATTTAGGACTATCATCAACTTCCTCTACATCACTTGGCAATGGGAAAAATGCTTTTAAACTTTTAGGACTTTTATCAGTAGTATTTGACTTATATATCAAATAGGCTATTGTTCTTGTCCTTTCCCATTCCTTTATCTGCTTATTGTCATAAGCCATTTTATATAATAAAAATTCTCGCCATGTCAATTGCCAAAACTCTTCTATCGTTAAGCCAACCTCCAAAGCGAGAATTAATATTGAATCCCAACTATAAAAACCTAATTTTTTTTTTCAGCCGTTGACTTACTTTCTTTTAACTCTGGCACCATTGAATTTTGCATATATTTCATAAATTCAACTAATTGACCATCCTTAGCAGTTAAGCCGCCAACTTCGTCAATCCAATCGCATACATCAAATTCCTCAAAATCAATAGGCTTCTTTAGGCTCTTATATCCACTCTCGGCAGAGGCTTGTACTATATGAACAATAGTGTCCATTTCATACACCCCAGACGATAAAACATTGATTAACTCCATTAGATTTTTTTTCTCTAATTCGCAAAATCGTTTCATCGCCCAAGTTCCCCACCTTAAAGGTATTGTTGTTTCTTTAAGTTTTAACTCGTACATAGTTCTTGTTGTTGTTTTTTATTATACTGTTTCTGTTTGTGCAATAGGCGGTACACTAACTACAAATGTTGCAGTAAATTTAACATCATCAGCATCATCAGCAGTTACACCGAAATCACTAATAAATACTAAAGAACCTGCTCCACCATAAGTAATATCTCCACTTGTTGGAGTAGCTTTACCCATCTTAATTGCGAACAAAGTTTTAGCTGCGTGTGCAGTATATAATTGTTGGTAAGAATCTTTACTTGGAGTACCAGTTTCGTCAATTGCAAAACCTTCACAATCAAATGATTGAGAAAATACTGGACTTGGAGTGTAAGAGTTACCGCACTTTGAAGTTGAATCAATAGTGTCGTTAGTTGATGTTAAAGAGTTAGTTGTAAGACAAGCAACTGGTTTAAATGTACCATCGTTGTTTATGTCTGCAAGTAGGATATAATCTCTACCGCTTACTTTAGTTTCTGCCATTTTATTTAATTTTGAGTTATTATTATGTTATATGATATAATCGTTCTAAATACGTTATCAGTTGGGTTTAATCCGTCTAAGTTTCTAATACTTGCTACAACTAAAGTTGAACTATAAAAGCCATTCGCTAAAGTTATATTCGTATCCGAGTTAATAGCCGTAAGAACCAAATTGCTAATTTCTTCAGCACGTTTATAGCCAAAGTTAGCATTTTTTGTAACAATGTCCACATCAATTGTAATTCCATTTGTATAACCGCTTTTGCCTTGTTCTTGACTTGATGTTCTGCCAGTCATTACAATATATTCTTCCCCTGCTCCAGTTGGTGCAATACCATCATAAACTACTAAACTTGTAGCACTTGTTAAATTGGTATAAAACCATTTCTTTATTTCTATATTAGGGTTAAGCATTTAATAATTTTTTAAGTCTTTGTATTAATTTAGGCTTCTCTTGTTCGTAAGCTGGTATTAAAAATGGTTGCGGTCTAAGTCCTTTTTGCAAGATACTTCTTGCTATTACATAAGCGACACCTTTGTCATTTTTGCCGTTTCCAATGCCTTTCCTTTTAACCCACAAAGTTAAAGCATCAACCATATCTTTAAACTTACCTCCTTTGCCTCCTTTAAAGGTTTTTGCATATGCTTGAAAGTCAGCTGGTACGCTTACCTTTCCGCCAGTTCCAAACTCTACATAGGGACTATAACTTGCAGTTGACTCTACACCAAAAGTTAAGTCGCTTACTTTCTCTAATCTAATTCCACTTCTTAATTGACCAAAATTTACTGGTGCTAATCTTTTTGCGTCAGCTTGTATTTTTAATGCAGATGCATTTATCTCATTAGATACATCTTTTTTTAATGATACATCTAAGTTTTTAAGGGCATCTTGAATACCTTTTAGATTTTGTAAGTTTACTGAAAAACCCATTATCTATAAATTACAAGTTCGTAAAATCTATGCTGGTTTTCTACATCCTTAATAGAATGAATCGTGTATCTTGATCCTTCAACCTCTACCTCATAAGTATCTGTAATAGTAACCCCATAGCGAATAAAAAGCCTCATTCTTTGGTCAAATTGTAATTCCGACTCATCTACCTCTCTTACCTTGTCATCTGGT